GTATTATCAACAACAGATGTTACTGATACTTTATATTCTATTAATGGTAATGGAATTAAATTTAATTCTGCCTCTAATTATTCTTCATATATAGATTTATCTGATTATATGAGTAATTTTATTGGTAATTATTCTGGCGTTAGATTGCAGTTTGATGTAAGTACTGGCAGTAGAGTTAATCTTATGCCTAACCCATCAGTTGAATCTCTTTATAGTAATTTTTATTATGAAAATTCTGGTCAACCTATGAGTAATTCTTCTGAGGTTACTCCATTTACTGGTTCCTCAGTTCTTAAAATATTTACTAGTTTCCAAAATTATTTGTTTGGATATTCTGGTGGACCTGTATATGGTACAGGTTATATTCCAGTAACTGCTAACAAGCCTTATACATTTTCTGCTTATTTACAATCAGATTCAACAGAACCAGCACATTTAAGATTATATTATTATACATCAGCGTCTACAGCAACAACAACTAATTCAGTTAATTATAGTGTATTTGCTAACGCTCCATATGGTAAATGGACAAGGTTTTATGTAACAGCATCAGCACCAGCCGATGCTGTATGGGCTAAAGTTCTTGTTGGATTACAAAATAATTCTGTACAGCCACATAGACTTTATGCAGACGGATTTTTACTAGAACAATCAGCGTCGGTAGGAAATTACTTTGATGGATCTATGACAAATGCCTCTTGGACTGGAACACCCCATCAGTCTACATCAGTAGAAACAATTGTTTCATCAGGTAATTTAATTAATTTTTATGGACTTGACGGATATAAGTCTTTAAGTGCAGAATTAAATCAAACTGCCTCGGGTCCATTAGTACAATTAATTTTAACAGATAATAATGATAAGATTTATAAAACTATAAATAGCCCATCTCTTGTTTCTGGAACCCATAACCTTCTTATTAAATTTACAAGTTCATCTATTGCAATGTCTATTGATAATGTTCCAGTATCTGGTTCTTTAGATTTAAAAACTATTAGTGGAAGAATCACATCTATGTATTTAGGTGCTGATAGATCTCAAGATTTTAATTTAACTAATTTAATAGAATCAAGAGATTTTACTTATAATATTGATGGTTGGACTACCTATTTACCTAATACTGGATTAAATGTTCAACAGTCTAATGCTTTTAATTATTTAGGCGTTGGTTCTATTAAATTAACTGCTTCATCAACAGTTGACCCAAATGTATATTATATTAATAATGGTACAAGTAGTGTTTATGATATAACTCCTACTAGAATTATTCCAGTAGTCCCAAATCAACAGTATATATTAAGAATGCCGGTATTATCAACCGCGTGTAATGCTGTATATGCAAAAGTACAATTTTATGATTCACTAAGATTAAATATAGGTTCTGCAACACAATACAGCAAATATGTTGTTCTAAATAGTCCAATTGATACTGATCCAACGAACCTTGCTATTAATAGTAATAATTTTCAAACTATAACTAATGGTAATTTTAGGTGGGGATATTATTATCCAGTTCTTACATATGGTAGCCAACCAACTGTAACAAAAATGACAGATGGTGGGGCAGAAACACAAAATTACATAAGACATACTTTTAGTGTTGCAACCTCTGCATCAGGTCAGGGTGGTGCGTATTGTGTAGCATCTGTAGTTGCTGGTGATATAACATTAAATAATGGTGACATGTTATGGTTATCAGGCTATGTAAGAACTAATCAGCCTAACCAATCATTTAGCACATATAGTGAAAAATTTGATATACCGGGTTCAGCAGGATCTGCTAATGCTTTTTATAATATGGGCACTCAAGGAATTATTCCAGCGAACACTTGGGTTAGGCTTATACAACCATTGCCTATATATATATCAAATGCATCAATAGTTGACAGAATTACACATTTCCCCGGTATTACTAGTTCTTCTTTTGTCTTTCCTGCAGGAACAACTGTAGATTGGAGTGATTTTAATATAAAGAAAATTACTAATTATGCTTATAATAATGGAGATTTGGAAGATGCTGCAAAGGGTACAACTGGCTGGAATACCAGCGGGGCAGGAACTCTTACTACATGGTCCCAGCAAAGAGCAACAATTTCTGGAAGCGCACAGAGTGGTTCGGCATTTTTAAGAACAATCGTTACTGCTGTTGGTACTGCATGGGGTGGTGCTATGTATAACGCATCTGTTACTAATTTAAATCCGGGCGATACATTATGGGCAACCGTATATGTAAAATCAAATGAGACAAGAACTGTTTACCCATACTTTGAATTTAAAGATTCTAACGGTCAACAATTATATGGTAGTCAAGCAACTAGTGTCGGCGTACAAATTGGCGGGGGTAGTTGGACTTTTGTTAGCGGATCAATATTAATTCCAAATGTAAATACAAATATTGGAAACATTAATATTTATCCCGCTATTGGACAGGACGGACCTTCAATTTTAAGCGCATCTGTAGATTATGATAATTTTAAATTCTATAAAGTTCCTTCTGCAAATACTGCAACATGGGATATTGCGGAAGCAATTGTAACTGCTCCTTCTAATGCAGCATATGCAATACCTATTCTTTATGCTGGTAATAATATATTAAATTCAACAGTTTATATGTCTTCTCCTGAATTTATAAAATATAATGCATCTTATGTTGGCTTAGCATTTAATAATAATATTAAAAACTTTTTTATAGATGAATATTCTGAAACTGTTTCAGATTATTCAAGCAATGGATACTTTGGATTAAAATTTAACAATAATTTAAATATTTCTCAAAAGGGATATATTTTAGGTTTACTTCCAAATAAAAATGCTGATTCTGGTGCAAATAATGCTTATATTACATATAGCAATCAATCTTCTAATATAAATATTGAGTATGGTAAATATAGTTCTGGGAATATAACTTGGTCTACTGCTTCAACTAACTATCCACTTATCGGTGCTGATCTAATTAATAATACTGCTGATCAATTAAGAATAACTTTAACTAATGATAATTCTTTTTATGAAACTGAAAGTATACAAAAATTAAAAATAATATATTTAAATAATAGTTATTTTAATACTCATGATGAAAAATATAGCATAAAGAAAAGAACAACTACTGGTCTTTCATCATCTTTAGCATATCCAGTACCTTCCGATATATATATGGATAATTTTTCTAGATCAAATAATCTTGGCTTGAGAACAATTCCAAGAATAACAAATCCAATTGATATAACGTATTCAAAAGAACCAATACAAAGAGTTGACTTTTTATTTAAAATAAATTCTTACCCAACATCAGGATCGGGATTTATATTTAACAATGGAACAAATAATCATTATGCATACATAAACAATTCTGGATCTCTTACAGTTGTTAACCCTACCAACAGTACATTTTATATTGATGGTACTCAAATTACATCAAACAATACAGTACTTTTAGTCGGAGAAGCGTACCTTGCATCATTATACTTATTTATACCGTATACATCTTTAGTATTAGGGGTGAATACTGGTTCCACTGGTTTGCTAGATGCTAGTTTTGGAGAAATTTATATATCATCAAGTGGTACAAGTTATTCTTCAAATGCCGCATTTATTTCAAAAGTAAATAATAATTTAATTTCAAAAGAAACTATTATTTTAGGTAATAATTTACTGTCAGAACAAATGGCTTCTGCTGAACTTTATAATGAATTATCAGCATCTTGGGGATTTAATTCGGTTAACGGTACCCTGACAAGATCTGGAACATATTACGTTAATGGTGCATCTTCAATTAAAATTATTCCAGTTACAAATGCTACAACAATAATATCAACGGACCTTTTAAGTAATAATTTGATTAAAGTTGTTGCAGGTAGAAATTACAATGCAATTGCAAAAATTTTATCTACACCAAACTCTCGTTCAGCCCAGTGTGAAATTATTTGGTTTTCTTCACAAAATGTTTCATCGTCTATATCAGTTACAAGTGGTACAGCATATAATACACTTGTCGGAGCGTGGCTTGATTTACCAATTTCTGCATCTGCTCCGATGAATGCTAATTACGCGGCGGTGCGTGTCAAAATAAATTCTGCACAAACTGCAGATACACATTATGTCGATTGCCTTGGGCTTCTTGCAAGTAATGTTACAAACTGGACTATACCAAATAAAAATAATTTAAAAATTAATGATGGAGTTGTACAAACCTTAACAGATCAGGCTAAAAATTATTTATCTTCTGATAGTAAATATTTTCAAATGTATGGTCTTCCAAAGGTAAAAATAACATCGAAGCGTTCGTCTACAACAATTATTCGATAATTTTGTCAACATGAATGACAAAAATGTGCATTTAACAAGAAAAAATGGTAAACTCATATTATGAAAAAGAAAATTATAGAAGAATATAATTGGGGTGTTTATGTATGGAAAACACCTGAGAAAAAAATTGTACAAAATGAAAGTGGTCAGGTTTTAATGATCATGTCTAAAAAAGGTGATTTTACTCAGATGGAAAAATTGCGTAAGGCTGCTAAATCTTATGGAGTAGAAGAAGGCTCTCCTTTATTTATGGCAGGTCATAGACCTATTACAGATGAAGAGCATGAGCGTCAAATGGATCGCCTACTCAACGGCTTGATCCCAGATGATTTAGACTATGCAGCAATATCAGAAGACTTAAACATAAGGAAGAAAAATGGAACACTCTAGAAAAGTAGTAGATGATAATTCTGAAGAATTTGAACAAAGAATATTTATTAAAAGTAGTAATGATCTTTCATCAAATTTTGAAACAATTACTAAAGATCCATTTAATGCTGATTGTAAAGAACTATCAAAAATGTTTGGACTTAATGCTTCTGCTAAAAGAAAATTTTCTAGAATGGAAAAGTCTTATGTTGGTCAAGATGGGGTGGGAACTAAGGCTGTTGACCCATTAGCAATTAATGGGTATTCCATACTAGAGGTAGTTATTCCACCATACAACCTCGATTACTTAACCAAGATTTATGAAATGAATGCTGCTCATCATGCTGCTGTAAATGTAAAAACTTCAAATGTTGTTGGTCTTGGCTACGAGTTTAAAGAAACTAATCGTACCCTAGATAAAGTTGAAGACGTTATAGATGAAGTAGATAAACTTAATAAATTAAGAAGAAAACTTTCTAGAATGAAAAGCGACCTGAGAGACTACCTTGAATCGTTAAATAACGAGGATAGTTTTGGCGAGGTCATGAAGAAAGTTATGATTGACCTTGAAGTGACAGGTAATGGTTATATTGAAATCGGTAGAACAAGTACTGGTAAAATTGGTTATATTGGTCATATTCCTTCACATACAATGCGGGTTAGAAGAATGCGTGATGGATTTATTCAAATTGTATATAATAAATTTACATTCTTTAGAAACTTTGGTGACACTACAACTAAAGATCAACTTGGTGTAGATGTAACTCCAAATGAAGTTATTCATCTTAAGAAATATACTCCAACAAATACCTTCTATGGCATACCTGATGTTCTTTCAGCAACTAATGCCATTGCTGGTGACGAGTTTGCCTCCAAGTTCAATATTGATTATTTTGAAAATAAGGCTGTTCCCAGATATATAATTGTTGTCAAGGGTGCAAAGTTAAGCCCAGACTCAGAAAGAAAACTTCTTGAATTCTTCCATACAGGTCTTAAGGGCAAGAATCATAGAACATTATATATTCCGCTCCCGGCAGATAATGATAACTCTAAAGTTGAATTTAAGATGGAGCCTGTAGAGGCTGGTGTTCAAGATAGTTCATTCATGAATTATCGACGCGAGAACCGCGATCAAATTCTTATGGCTCATAGAGTACCAATTTCTAAAGTTGGTATGCCAGAAGGCGTATCATTGGCTAATGCAAAGGATGCAGACAAGACTTTTAAAGAACAAGTATGTCGTCCACTTCAGGACTTTGTTGAGGATAAAGTAAACCAAATAGTTAAAGAATTTACTGATGTATTTGTGCTTAAGTTTAATGAATTAACTCTTACTGATGAAGATACTCAGAGTAGAATTGATGA